AGTCTTTTTTATTTTATGAAAAAAGATGTATAATAAAATACAAAGATTTTTTGAGGGGGAAAGAATGAGAAAATATTATATCGCTATTATCGGAACTATTGTATTATTTACAACTATTCCTTGTCATCCATTAAATAAATGGTTATTACACAACAAATGGAACCATAGTGACTGGGCTAGTTTTTTAGGAAGTTTGATTACTGCTTTTGTAGCAATAGGTTGTATTTTGTTAGAATTTTATAAACAAAAAAAAGAAAAGGAAAAAGATGAAAAAGATAGTCATGAAAGATTTTTAATTTTATTTATAGATTCATTAAAAAATGAATTTTATTATATTTCAATAAGATTAGAAGCAATAAAAAAGTATATAAATAATCCTGAAGATATGAAAAAATATGTCCCAGATTATCAATTTAATGAAATATTTTTTAGAAATATATTAATTAAATTGCCTAATGATTTTCTTCAGACTGCTAATTTATTTATTTATGATATAATTGTTGCAAACATAGATATAGAAACTTTTTTAAAAAAGGCTCAACCAAATAATGAAGAAGTTATTAATACTAAACTAATCCCAGTGAAAGAATTATTAGAAAAAATATATAATTATGATGTTGAAAGTAAAGAAGTAGAAGAGGTTACCGTTTTTTATACTAAAATTAGAGATGAGTATTTTGAAAAAAATAAGAAATTAAATGAAGAATTTGAAGAATTTTTAAAAAATGGTATAAAAAACAAATAAACAAAAAATTTAAAGAGAATTTGAAAAGATTCTCTTTTTTTATTTATAAAATTGGAGGTGAAGTAGCATTGAAATTAAATGCAAGGCAGAAGGCTTTTTGTGAATATTATGTAGCTTGTGGCAATGCTACTGAGGCTGCAATAAAGGCTGGATATAAAGAAAAGAATGCTAGGTTTATTGGAAGTGAAAACTTAACAAAAGCCAACATAAAGAAATATATTGAGGAACTACAAGAAAAAGCAAAAGGTAATAGGATTATGACAGCTATAGAGAGAAGAGAATTCTTAACAAGTATGATAAAAGATGGAGCTGTTAAAGACACTGATAGATTAAAAGCAGTTGATATATTAAATAAAATGGATGGAGAGTATACTCAAAAGGTTGAGGTAAATGGAAATATAAACTCCAATCCATTTTCTAATCTTACAGTAGAGGAGTTAAAAAAAATTATAAAAGATTAAATACAAAAAAGTCTTTAAGACCATGAATCTTTTATACAAACTTTTCTAAAAGCTAATCCAAAAGGAGTTAATTTAAAACAAAATCTTCTAGTTTCAATATTGTAGGATTGTTTTAATTTAGAAATAATTTCAGAATTTTCAAACTCTTCATAAAAAATATCAAAACTAATATATTCATTATATTTTAATTGGATCAAGCCTAATCTCTCTAAATTATTAATTGAAATCTCATTTAAAATATAATCTTCAAAATAATAATTCTTATAAAATAATTCTATTAGAATTTCAAGACTTTCGTTTTGATTTCTTTTAATAACAGACATAGCAGGATTTCCCCCATGATGAAAAAAAGTTTTGAAAAGTTTAGCATCATAAGGAGTAAGTTGTTTTATGATTTCAACAAAGCTATTTTGTATACTGGTGTTATAGTCACTATCCATTGAAGCTGCTATAAGATTTGAGAACATTTCTCTTATTTCCTCTTCTTCAATATAAAATTTAGAAGCTTCTAAGGTTGGACCTAATATACTCATTTTAGGTTCTTGAAGATTTTTATCAGGAATTTTAGAAATTTTTTCAGCTATTGAAGGAATAAATTTCTCTTCCATAATCAATCTTCTTTTCTCAGACCATGAATGGATACAATGACCAATTGCCCCATTCCATAAGTCTACTAAGCTATTAACAATACCAACTGAAGCTGCTTTTACAGTCAGTGTTGTTGCACCTGAGATAAGTACAGTTGTAATTGTTTGTTGATCTAACATGTTATCACCTCAAAATTTATTAAATAATAAATATTGTATCAAAGGAGAATGAGAATGTTAAGAATAATTTTAATTAGTATTGTAACATCATACATAGTAGTAAAAATATGTGATTTTTTTAATAAAAAATAAGGAGAATATGTAATGACCTATGATAAAGAATTAATAAAATTAGAAGCTAAAAAAGAATTAGCTAGGAGAGATTTTTGGTATTATTGTAAATTGCTAGGTAAAAAAGATTTTTACAATGATAGAAAAGAATATTTAAAAGATTTATGTAGTCAGTTACAAAGTTTTATTGATTCTAATAAAAAAATATTAGTTATTAATATGCCTCCTCGTTTTGGTAAATCTTACACAGCAACCTTATTTGTGCAATGGTTATTAGGAAGAAATAACAAGTTAAAAATTATGACAGGCTCATATAATGAAACTCTTTCTTCTACATTTGCTAAGCAAGTAAGGGATATGATAGCAACAGAACAGACACAAGGAGTAACAGTTTATAGAGATATATTTCCAGATACTAAGATTAAGTATGGTGAAGCTTCAATGAATAAGTGGGCTTTGGAAGGAAGTCAAGTTGCAAATTATTTGGCTACATCTCCAACAGGAACTGCAACAGGATTTGGAGCAGATTTAATAATTATAGATGACTTAATAAAGAACTCTGAGGAAGCATATAACTCTAATGTACTTGAAAAGCATATTGATTGGTTTACTAATACAATGTTATCAAGAACAGAAAAAGGGTTTAAATTAATAATCATAATGACCAGGTGGGCAAGTAATGACCTAGCTGGTTTTATTTTATCTAATTATGATGATGTGGTCCATATAAATTATAAAGCTATCAATGATGATGGAACTCCACTTGATGAAGGAACATTATCATTAGAGGATTTTGAGTTTAAAACTAAGAATATGGCAAAAGAAATTGTATATGCCAACTATCAACAAGAGCCAATAGATATTAAGGGGAGATTATACAGTGAGTTTAAAACTTATGTTGATTTACCTAAAGAAAAAATAGTAAAAATTGCTTCTTACTGTGATACAGCAGACACAGGAGATGATTTTTTATGCAATATTATTTATGCAGATTGCAAAGATAGTGCTTATATATTAGATGTTATCTATACTAAAGAAGCTATGGAGATAACAGAACCTATGGTTGCAGAAGCATATAAGAAGTTTTGTGTAAATATTGCAGATATAGAAAGCAACAATGGTGGTAGAGCATTCGCAAGGAATATTGAAAGAATTACAAGAGATAAAGGAAATTATAAAACAGTTATTAAGTGGTTCCATCAAAGTGGAAATAAGATTGCAAGGATATTATCAAATAGTGCTTGGGTTAATGCAAATATCTATATGCCTGTTGACTGGAAAAATAAATGGCCAGAATTTGCAAAAGATATTATTTCTTATCAAAAAGAAGGTAAGAACAAACACGATGATGGACCAGATACTTTAACTGGTATTGCTGAAAAAATGGCAAATGATGGATACAATTGGAATCTATAAGGGAGTAAATATGTTTGAATTTATAAAGAACTTGTTTAGGAGAAAAAAAGATATGAATGAGATACCTATAAAAGAATTAGAATTGATAATTAGAAACTTCTTGGCTAGTGAAGAATTAAAGAAAATGCAACTAGGAGATAATTATTACAAAGGTAAACATGATATTTTAAATAGAGTTAGAAAAGTAATAGGACAAGATGGAAATTTAGTTCCAGCAGCTAACTTAACTAATAATAAAATTGTAGATAATAAATTTGCTGGTGCTGTGGATCAAAAAACAGATTACTTATTATCAAAAACACCTAGTCTTTCATCAAAAAACGAAAAAGACATGGATAACTTAAATAAAATATTTAATAGTAAATTTTTTAAGCTATTGCACTCAATAGGTAAAGGAACTTATTTGAATGGGATAGCTTTTTTATATGTCTATTACAATGAAAAGAGTGAGTTTTCTTTTAAAAAATTCAAAGGAAGTGAAGTTATACCTATATGGAAAGATAATGACCACACTGAACTTGACTATGTTATAAGAATATATAAAACTAAAAAATTTACTGGATATGATTATAAGGAAGTTACTAATGTTGAGGTCTATACATTAAATGGAATAGATTATTACACTTGGAATAATGGACTAAGTCCTTTAATTAAACATGAAAATTATATGAAGTTAGTAGATAAAGAATTTAATTGGGAGTATTTGCCTGTTATTCCATTCAAAGTAGATGAAACAGAGTTACCTTTAATTATTAAAGTAAAAAGCATCCAAGATGCAATAAATGAAGTAATAAGTGATTTCAAAAATGATATGGAAGATAATTCAAGAACTACTATACTTGTTGTAAAAAACTACAATGGACAAGGTGGTACATTAAGACATAATATGAATCTTTATGGTTATATCCCTGTTGGCTCTGATGGAGGAGTGGATCAATTAACAATTGAAGTTAATGCTGAAAACTATGAAACTATTTTGAAAATACTAAATAAATCTTTTATAGAAAATGCAAAAGCTTTTGATGCTAAGAATGAAAAACTTCAAGGGAATGTAAATCAAATGAATATTCAATCTATGTATTCTGATATAGATTTAGATGCAACAGCACTTGAAAGAGAATTCAAAGCTTCTTTAAAAATAGTATTGTGGTTTGTGAAACAACATTTAAAAGCTAATTTTAATGAAGATGACATAGATATAATATTTAATAAAGATATTTTGATTAATGAAAGTCAAGCTATTGAAGATTGTCAAAAATCAGTTGGAATAATAAGTTCAGAAACAATAGTAGCTCAACATCCTTGGGTAAATGATTCTAAAGCTGAATTAGAAAAGATAAAAAAAGAAAAAGAAAGCTCTATTGAAGAAATAGAAGAAACTTATGAAGGTCATAATCATGAGTAACTATTGGGCAGATAGATTTACAGCTGAAGAAAATAGAATCAATGAATTATCTAAGGAACAAGTTAAAGAAGCTAAAAGGCAATATGATATAGCTTTAAAAAATACAAATCAAAAGATATATGAGTTTTATGCTAAGTATGCAAAAGATAATAATATATCTATGTATGAAGCAAAACAAAGATTTAACAAAAAAGAATTGAAAGAATTTAAAATGTCTTTGAGTGAATATATTAGAAAAGGGAAATCTCTTAATATAGATCCAGATGATGCTATTATAAAAGAATTAAAAAATGTTAGCTCAAGAGTTCATATTGAAAGATTAGAAGCTTTAAAAATGGAAATTAAAGCAGAAATAGATTTATTATCTAAAACTATGGAAAATAATTTAGATAAGCATTTAAGAGAAGTTTATAGGAATACTTATTATAGAAGTGCTTACAATATACAAAAAGGTTTAGATAAGTTTTCTAATATAGAAAAATTAAATCCTGATCTAATTGAAAGCTTAGTATATAAACCTTGGACAAAAGACAATACTAATTGGAGTAAAAGAATTTGGGGCAATGATAGTAAGTTAGTTAATACTTTACATACTAATTTAACCCAAAATATCATAACAGGAAAACCATTGAAAGAAGTTATTGACACTGTTGCAGAAAGATTTAATATTGAGAAAAACATAGCATCCAGGCTAATAATGACAGAGAGTGCAGCATATCATTCAAGAGCTAAAGAAAAATGTATGAAGGATTTAGGCTGTGAAAAATATGAAGTTATAGCAACTCTTGATGATAGAACTTCATCTATTTGCAGAAGTATGGATAGTAAGGTATTTGATATGAAAGATTATCAAGTTGGAGTTACTGCTCCTCCTTTTCATGTTAATTGTAGAACAGTTACAGCTCCTTACTATGATAAAATAGATGGAGATATTAACTTAAGAGCTTCAAGAACAGATGATGATGACTATGAGTTAGTAGATGTTAAGGATTATCAAGATTGGTATGATAGGTATGTTGAGAAACCACATTATATTTTACATGCTAATGATGAAGGTAATTTTGATTATAAAGACAAAGCAAATGAATATCATTGGCTTTTCAAAATTGATAAAGTAGATTATAATAGTGTTAGAGAAGTATTTTCTCAATATGAGGCAGGAATGGTAGATTTAAGCTATGAAACAGCTATTGTTGTAAGAGCTGATGGAAATGTTTTTGGCATTATTGGTGGAGAAAATTTTGTTAATAGTCAAGTAGTTGGAGATTTAACTGGAGCATATATAACACATAATCACCCTAAAAAATATACTGAATTTTCTTTCAGTGATGAAGATATAAATTCTTTTATTGAATATAAATTAGCATATCTAAAAGGATTGGATTATAAATATGAATATGAAATAAGTTGGGATTTATTTGAAAGTGATAAATATTCAGATGATCCAGATGAATGGAAAAATTTTGAATATGTAAAACATAATATTCAAATAGGAAAAGCATTAGAAAAAGGAATTAGGTATAGGAGATTTAAAAGATGACAAATTTAGAAAAAGCTGTCAAAGAAATAAAAGAAACATACACTAAATATTTTATTAGATGTAAAGAAATTGGTTCTGTTAAATTACCAAAAGGGACATTAGATGGACATGGATCAGAATATGTAGAAGCTACGAAAATTCTTTGTGAAAAAATTGAAAATATAGAAAAAAAGTATTCTGTTAAAGTTTCTAATAAAGATTTTTCACAACAAGAAATCAATAAGATAAGAAAAGAAGTTTACAATGAAGATTAATAACATCTATTTGTTTTATCTCTTGACAAACTTTAACATTTATAGTACAAATAGTATTATATCATTTTAGGAGGGGAGAAAATGAAAAAGATATTAGTTATTTTATTGTCTACATTTTTATTATTTGCTTGTGAGAGTAAAGAGGAGAGAGAAGAAATTAAACAGATAATGACACTTTATAATTATAATGATTATGAAAAAACTGTAAATGCTATTGATAATTACAAGACAAAATATCCAAATTCAAGTAGATTGAAAGATTTTGAAAGAATAAAGCAAGAAGCTATTGAAAAAATAGAAGAGAAAGAAAAAGAGAGAATTGAAAAAGAAAAACAAATTGAAAAATTAAAAAAAATTGAAGCTAAGTTTGATGAAACGATAAAAAATACTTATAGTGAATATGATGAATTTGAGAATGCTAAATTTTTCCGCTCTAAAAATAAGAATGGAACTCAATCCATTATAGATGATAGGATTGGATTAATAGGGATAAATAATGGTAAAGAATCAAAGTATCCTTTAATAACAGAAATAGATTTCACTTATGTTGGTAAAGATTGGATTTTCTTTGATAATGTTGTTATCATTTCAAATGATGAAAGAAAAGAATTTGAATTTAAATTAACTGATGGAGTACAAGAAGTTGCTGGGAAAGTTGTAATAGAGCAACAAGCTATTTTATTAGATAATGAAACAATAGATTTTTTTAAGAAAATAATAGACAATGATGTAATAAAAGTTAGATTTTCTGGAAAAGAAAATTATGATTTTACTTTGTCTGAAAATGAAAAATATAAAATAAAAAACATGTTAATAATTCATAATAAAAATTTAGATGCACAAATCACAGATTAAGAGAGGTTTTATCCTCTCTTTTATTTTGGGCTATTATTTTTTTAAAAATTTTTCTTTTAGTTTTTTTAACTCATTTTCTTTCCATTCTTCTATTTCTTCAAGAGATGGATTTGTTTCAGGTGAAGCATCTGAATTTATAAGAGAAAGCAATCTGTGTGCTTCATAACTCATTTTCTTTACATTATAATGAGAAATTAAATCTTTATAATCATTTGATAAATAAAAATTGACTTCAGAAAGAGGAATTGGTTTTGCTTGTTTTAAATCTTCTTCTACAATAGATTTTAAAAAACTAAAAACTGCATTAGAATAATCAAAGTCATAAGGGCTATTTGAACTTAAGTAATACTCTTCTGTTATATTATTTTTAATAATATAATTATTAGGAACATTAAATTCAGCATAATCTCCAATCTTAGTAATTTCATAACCAATGACTTTTAAAATTTCAGTTATGTAATATTGGATTTCTTTATGTTTATTTTTTAATGCTCCAATATGTAATAAATTTAGTTCGTTTCTATCGGAAGCCTCTAATTTTAATTTATCTCCAAATATATGCAAATAACTTTCTGGAATACTTTGACCTTTTTCATATCTTTGGATAGTTTTTAAACTAACATTAGTTAAATCGGCTACTTCCTGTTGGGTTAGTTTCCTTATTTTTCTATGTTCTCTAAGTCTATAACCTAATTCTGTATTATCCATAAAATATCACCTCTTTTTTGTTATTATACATTAAAAAAGTCAAAAAAGAAAGAAAAAGAAAAAAAAGACTTGACAAAAGACATTTTTAAAATTATAATTAGGACAATTAAGACTTATAAAAAGACATTAAGAAGTTGAAATGAGGTGAGATCATGAAAATAAATAAGGAGAAATTGGAATTGTTATTAGCTAGAAAATGTATATCTGGTTATGAATTGATGCAAAAGGCAGGACTTCAATCTCATACATTTTCAAGAATAAGAAATGGTTTTCCAAATTTAAGACCTAAAACAGTTGGAAAAATAGCAATAGCTCTTGAAGTGAATGTAGAAGATTTGTTGGAAAAATAAAAAATAGAGTAATCCAAAACCCTGAGAAAGTTTTTTACTCTATTTACAAAAAAGTATTCTTTAGTGATTAAATTATATCACAAAAGAATGCTTCTATCAATTATAATTTTGAAAGGAGTATTTTTTTATGGAAAAGCAAAACAAGAATTTTTTATTAACATTTATTGAATTAGCAACAGAAAAAGGAATTTTAAATGATGATATCACAGAACATAAGAAGAAACTATTTAATCTTATGAATGAAGTTGAAGAAAATTATGTTGGAGATAAGAGAATATTTGTGCAACTTGAAAGAGCTATTATAGATGTAATAGAACTAACACAACATAAGTACTTTGATTATGGAAAAATAGGAAATACTATTGATGAAGAATATCAACTTAGTAATTACGACCCATTTAAAAGATTAATGGGGGTAGAAAATGAATAAATTAAATAATAAAAACGAAATAATAACAATAAATAATATAGAACTTGGAATAAAAGAATATAAAAAAGAAAGAGTAGTAACTGCTTGGGATATTGGGAAAATTCATAATAGAGAAGTAAAAAGAGTTAATGAACAATTTAATAGAAATAGAGATAAGATGATTGAAGGAGAAGATTTTTATGTAATTAAAAGAAATGAAATTCCAAAGTCGCTTTCAGCGACCTTAAAAGATTTATGGGCATTTGCTCCAGCAATGAAAGAGATGATTTTATTTACAGAAAGTGGCTATTTAATGCTAAACAAAGCATTTGATGATGATTTATCATGGGATATTCAAAGACAATTAGTTAAAGGATATTTCAAACTTAAAGAACTTAAATCAAGTGTAGACAAAGATAAAAGACTTGAAATAATGGAAAAAAATGCAAATGTAAGAATGGCTAAAATGTTAAAATCTTTAATACCATTCTCAAAAAGTGAAAGATACAAAGAAATATTAGTGTCAGAAGCAACAAAAGTGTTAACAGGCAGAGAGTTAATTCCACCACCAGAAGTGGAAGCTAAGACTATAACTGCAACTCAAATAGCAGAGATATTAGGAGTATCTGCTCAAAAGATAGGTATAATTTCTAATAAATATAACTTAAAAACAGAACAAAATGGATACTGGGTTCATGAAAAAGCAAAGTATTGTAATAAAGAAATTCCAAATTTTAGATACTTTGAGCATATGATTGAAGAATTTAGAAAATATATTTAATTAAACATTAAGAGGAGTACAAAGCTCCTCTTTTTTATTGCAAAGGAGAGTGATTATCTTCAAATAATTTTAATTATTATAAAAGATAATTCGTGTTTTTAGTATTATACACGTAAAAGAATAAGAGCTAAATTGTTGACATACAACGTTAAAAATGAAAGGAGCAAATAAATGAATAAGGATGAATTAATTAAGTTAGGACTAACAGAAGAGCAAGCAACAAAGTTAATGGAAAAATATGGGAATATGATTCCACAAAGTAGATTTAACGAAGTTGTAGAAGAAAAGAATAAGTTGAAAGCAGATTTAACTGAAAGAGATAAACAATTATCTGAGTTACAAAAAAACAATTCAAGTAATGAAGAATTAAAAAAACAAATTACAGAATTACAAGAAAAAAATAAAGCTAGTGAGAAAGAATATCAAGAAACATTGGCTAAAATCAAACTTGATAATGCTTTAGAACTTGCTTTAACAACAGCAGGAGCTAGAAATAATTTAGCTGTAAAAGCATTGTTAAAAATGGAAAATATAAAAATGGATAATGATAAGGTTATAGGTTTAACTGAACAAATAGAGGAACTTAAAAAGACAAGTGATTATCTATTTAAAGTTGAAGAAAAAACACCACCAGCACCAACAGGGACAACACCAGCTAATCCAAATGGCAGTGGGAATCCTGTTGAATCTAAAATAACATTAGGTAGTGCTTTGGGTGCAATATACAATAATAAATAAAATTTTTAGGAGGTAAAATATGCCAGCAATAACATTAGCAGAAGTAAAACAAGGACAATTAACAGATTTAGAAAAAGGAGTAATTGATGAATTTACAAGAGGAGATTATTTATTTCAAGCAATACCATTTGACCCAATAGCTAACCCAATAAAAGGTGGGGCAGGTTGGTCAGCATCTTATGTACATTTAAGTGAAGAATCTCAAACAGGTTTCAGAGGAATCAATGGAAAGTATGATGATACATTTGCAAAAAAGAAAATGAAAACAGCAGAAGTAAAAGTTTATGGAGGTTCATTCTCTATTGATAGAGCATTAAGAGATCAAGGTGGAGTAGAAAATGAAGTTGCTTTCCAAATGGCCCAATTAATTAAATCAGCAAGAAAAGGTTTCTCATATTATTTAATAAATGGATCAGTTGCAGCATCAGCTGAACAATTTGATGGACTTGATACTTTATTAAAGGGAACAGCTACTGATATGTTAGCTCATGCAACAGGATTTGATTTTTCAACATTTGATAAGGTTAAAGCAAATGCACTTGAATTTACAACAAAATTGGATGAATGGTTATCATTATTAAGTGAAAAACCACATGCTTTAATAGGTAACTCTAAAATGATTACAAAGATAAAAGCAGCAGCAAAAGTAGCTGGATTATATACTCTAACTCCAACAACTTATGGTGAACAAATAGATTCTTATGATGGAATTCCTCTAATTAAAGTTGAAAAATATACTCCTAAGGGAGAAACAGTTGCAAAAGAAACAATAGCTATTGATACTGCTACTGGAAACACTTCATTATATGCAGTAAGATTTGGAGAAGATGCTTTATCAGTTGCTTCACCATCTTCTGGAAAAGTAATAGATGTAATTGCTCCTGATTTTAATGTAGCTTCTGAACAAGCAAGAGGACTTGTAGAATTAAGAGGAGTACCTATATTAAAAACTTCTAAATCATGTGGAGTGTTAAGAAATATAAAAGTACAATAGGAGGTAAAATATGTATATAATAAAAACTAAAAATGAAGGGTATACTGGTGAAATATCTGGTATACCTTTTTTAAATGGGGTAGCAAAAGTTGAGAACTTATCAGCAACTGATGTAGAATGGTTTAAATCTTATGGCCATATAGTAGAAGAAGAAACAGAAAAAGTAGAAGAAAATACTGTTGAAGAAACAAATTCAGAAGAAAGTGGGAAAACTAAAAAGGGAAGATAATTATGATAAATATTGTTGTAGATAAAGTTAAAATTATAGAGGACTTAAAAAATATGTTACTTGGATATAATTACACTTTACAAGATGATGACAAGCTATTTGATATTATTTTACCTAAGAATTTACAAAATCTTAAAAATATTTTAAATAGAGAAGAAGTGCCAGATGAGTTATATTATGTATTTCTATGTAGATGTGTAGGAGATTATCTTAACACAAAATATTCCACAAATACTTTGAATATAGATACTCTTAATTTTGAGCCAATGTTAGCCTCAATTACAGAAGGGAGAGTTTCTATGAGTTTTAAAGGTAATACTAATCAAGAAACTTTTTCTAATCTAATACAAGGACTAATAAATTATGGGAAGCAAGAAATATATAGATATAGATTTGTGGGGTGGTAAATATGTTTGATTATGCTAGGAGAATACTAGAAAAAACATACACTGGGAAATGTAATATTTATGGTACTGAACTATTTACAGATGAAAATGGAATAACAGATGAAAGAGAAGGGGTATTAGTTAAATCTAATATCTCTTGCCTCTTATCTTATGAAAGTAATCCAGTAGTTATCCAAGGTAATTATGGGGTTGCTACATCTACAATAGTTCTATTTTTAAGTCCAGATATAGAAATTCCTTTAAATTCTGAAATTGAAGTAACTCAAAATGGAATTACAAAGAAGTATAAACATAGTGGAGAAATAGCAATGTATAGAACACATCAGGAAATAACTTTAGATAGTGAAAGGAAAGCTTAATGAAATTAAATATTGATATTTCTGAATTTAAAAGATTTACTGAAAAAAATGTAAAACAGATAAAAGAAAACTATGATAAAGCTATTGATGATTCTTTGAATGAGTTAGGTGGAAGGTTATTGAATAAAGTTATAAGAAAAACTCCTGTTGGAAAAAGTATAAAAGGGTTTAAATACTTTGGAGATAAAACAGGAGAACTTGCAAGGTACACAAAAGGTAAAAATAAAGGCAAGTATAAAACTAAAACTATTACTACTCATACAGGTGGAAATTTAAGAAGAAGTTGGTATGTATCCAAAGTTATAAAAAGTGATGATAAAAGGTTTATTACTCTTTATAATGTTGCAAGATATGCTATTTATGTTGAATATGGTCATAGACAAACACCAGGTAGATTTGTACCAGTAATTGGTAAAAAACTAAAAGCTAGTTGGGTTAAAGGAAGATTTATGATGACTAATTCAGTAACAGAAATAAATAAAATTAGACAAGCAGTATTTAATAGGAATTTAGCTAAATATATGGAGGATAAGGAGTAATGAAGGTTTTAAATAATGTAGCAAAAGCTATTACAAAAAATTATCCCGATAAAAAAATAAATATCAATGATATAACACAAGGCTTTGAAACTCCTAGCTTCACATTACAATTAGTAAATCATAGGGATACCACAATAGCAGGAGTTAAATTTAATAAAGTTTATACTGTTGATGTTATCTATCACGGAGAAAAAGACAAAGATATATTCCAAGTAGCAGATGAATTAATAGATAAAATTACTCTTGATATTCAAGATTTTAAAGTTTTAAATTATGAAATTGAAATAATTGATAAAGAATCTCATACAATTATTGAATTAATGGAGTGTAATATAAAAAAAGTTAATTTAGAAGATGATAATTCATTCTATTCTAAATTAAAAAAGACTGTTGAAAAGATAAGTCAAAAAAAATGCGATTTTATTAATACGGACCTTACAGGAATAGATTTAAAGCAAGGAATATTTATAATTCAACCTCAAGATTTAAGTACAGAAACAATAAGTATCAATCATAAAAAACAATATGATAGAACTATAAATCTAATCTATCTTGAGGACAATTATTCAAATATAATGCCATCTATTACTTGGTTTGAAAAGCAAATGAAATTACTATGTGAAGATTTAGAATTAAGAAAAAATTATATAAATATGGATTATTCAGTAAGTTTTAACTATAGCAATGATGATGAAATTTATAATGCAATAGTTAATATTAATGCTGAATTAACTGTGAAAGAGAGGTAAAAATGGATATACAATTTTTAGTTGGAAAACAAACTGCAGAAGGTACTGCAAAATTAACTGGATTAAATCAATTAGATTGTACAAATTATGGTGTAATACCAAAAGTAAATAAAACAACAAGTAAAGCTATAGGTGCTGGAAGATGGGAAAGAGATGGATTTGTATCAAAAGTTGAAGTTAATGGAGATTTAACTATTGAGGCAACAACAGGACAATTAGAAATATTATTAGAAGGAGCAGGATTTAAAGGAACAAAAGATAATAAAAATCATAATTTTTTACCTGGACCATTTGATAATTTCTTAACACTTATTTCAAATAATAATGAAGATGATATAGCAGAATATGCTCAAGATTGCTTAGTTTCCAATTTAAAAATTAGCACCCAGATGGAAGCATTTGTAAATGTAACTGCTAATATTATAGGTAAAGAACATAAGGTATTAAATAATAAAATAAATGCTACTCCAGTTGCATTAAAAGGAGAATCGTTAATTTGTTTAGGTGCTGTTATAAAAGAAACTTCAACAGATATGACTGCAAAGATAGAATCAATAGATATTAATATTGATAATAAACTTGAAGGAAAAGGTGCTTTAAATACAGTCTATACAACTAAAATTAGACAAGCTGATAGAGGGACAGTTGGACTTAATTTAACTTTTAATAGTTTTGATAAGGATAGCTATAAAAAAGCTTATGAACTATTAAGAAAGAACACATCTTATGTTGTAGAAGTTACTTTAGCAGAAACAACAGATCCAACAAAAATAGTTAAATTAGAATTTCCAAACGTAAAAGTGTCAAATGTAGAAGCAACTAATTTAGATGGAGCTGGTGGAATGACAAAAGAATTAACTGCATATTATGATAAAGTAGCACAAACACCAGTAAAAATAACATTTGAAAATTATCATGATGCATAAGGAGTAGCTGATGAAAAAAGAAAATAAAGATGAAATAAAAGATCCTATTGGAGAAAAGAAAGTTAGTAATATAGTTAATTATGGAAAAGATGGAGATATTATAGCAGTTGAAACAGTAGGAACATTCAGAAATATGATGAATTATTATAACAAGCCTCGTGAAACTATTAGAGTTTTATCTGATGCAAAAGCTTTTGAAACCGTTAAAATTCATTATTCTTTTGAAGAAATGCCAGAGTTTGAACTTATATTAGCACAAACTTTAAAAATTACTTTAGAAAATAAAGAAGTTGATAAGACAGCTGAAAACTTGATGAAATTCTTTGATAAAGAACCATATACATTCCAAAAAATATTAGATGAAATTAAAAAGAACTCTGAAAACAGGGGTTTCAAGATATAGAACAAGTCTATTATAAGGCTTGTTCTTTTTATATGAGAGGACATAAGACAGCCAATAAGGAAAAGTATCAAAAAATAATTAATGATATTCATAGATATAATATGTATTTTGAAACTAAAGGTATGGATGGTTCTTATTATTATATCCACAGATTGCCTTTAAATCTTGGTTATGATGAACATCCTTATTGGCTTATTGAAAAAATTAATTTTATTCTAAGAATAACAAATAAAATTTATTCAGAAATAAGAAAAAGGGGAAGTTAATATGAGTGATAAGAAATTAAAAACTGTAATAGAAGTTGTTGATAAGTATTCAAAAGAATTAAAAGACTTCTCTAAAAAAATAAATGAAACAAATGATGAACTAAAGAAACTTCAAGATAATTTTGCTAAGGGTAGTGATGGAGCTAAAAAACTATCAGATTCATTAAGTTTAATTAAAAAAATTGGAGTAGGTGCAGCAGTTCTATATGTTGGTAATAAAATAAAAGATTTAGGTAAGTTTGCAATAGAAAGTGCATCTAAAATGGATGAATTAGCAAATGTGACTAGACAAGTCTTTGAAAGTTCTACAAAAGAGATAGAACAATGGGCAAAAACTATTGATAAAGAAGTTGGTAGAAGCATTTACCAAATGCAAAATTTCGCTAGTGTTTATGGTTCTATGTTTAAAGGTGCAGGATTTGATACTTCATTTTTTAAACAAATATCTAAAGATTTGGCAACATTCACTGCTGACTTTTCTTCTTTCTTTAATGTTACAGATGACGAAGCATTTACAGCAATAAAAGGAGCATTAACAGGAGAAACAGAAGCATTAAAAAGATATGGACTTATCTTAAATGATACTACTATGGCAGAATATGCTCTAGCACAAGGTATAAAAGAAAAATGGCAGAACTTAGATACTGCAACAAAAATGCAACTAAGATATAACAAGTTAATGGAAATGACAACATATATTCAAGGTGATGCAAGTAGAACTATTGATGGATATGCTAACTCATTAAAAAAAGCAGAAGGATTAATAGATAATATTGCAACAGCTATGGGTCAAAAACTATTGCCATTTGCTACTAAAGTTGTTCATATGTTTAATGGAATAGCAGAAGCTGTTGATGATATGCTTAGTAAAAAATCTCAATCGGACTATCTTTTTGATTTTATAAACGAAAAAAGGAATTTAGAAGAATTAAAAGATAGATATGTAGAATTATCTAAAAAATATCTTGAAGGCCTAGGAACTCCAGATAGCGAAAGAGAAAGAAACGAGATATATGAAAGATTATTAGCTATGTATCCAGACTTGATTGGAAAAATTGGAAAAGAAGCAGAAGCTTACTATAAAGTTGCAGAAGCTATTGAAGTTGTAATACAACAAATAAAAAAGAAAGCTTTAGAAGAATTTGTCTCAGATAGAGCTGTTGAACAAGGAAAAAAAATTCAAAAATATTCTGATCAAATAGCAAAATATCAATTAGAATCTCAAGAGCAAGTAACAAAGATAGCAGCTGAAAATAATGGGTTTGATCCATCCGTTAGACTTAGTAAAAAAAAGATATTTAAAATAAAGAGCTTATATGATGAGGCAGCCACAGGTGATGAAAGAGCAGCAAAAGAATTACAAAAGGAATTAAAAATATATAATTCCACTAAAAAGGCAGCAATAATTGATTATGTTAATGCTGAAAGTTTAAGGATAAAAAAAGTAGATGATATCGTAGAAGATATTAGAAAAAGTAATGATGAATTTGAAAAAAAGTTTTCTTCTGAAAAAATAGCATTTGAAAGAGCTTTAGAAATTTCGAGTGGAGCTAAAAATAAAACACCTGATTATCAAAAAGAATATTCTAAAATAGTAAAAAATGAGAAGGATAGAGTAAAAGCACATAAAGAAGCCAACGAAGAAATATCTGAGCTTGACAAAATAGCGACAGAAGATGCTAATAAGCTATTAATGGAATGGAAAAATGGAAAGTATAAAAATTCTAATTTAGATGAATTAAGAAAAGTATATAAGAAGCTTGTATCTGTTGGAACTGATCCTGCTATAACTTCTGAAATAAAATCAAAAATTACAGAACTTGAAGAACTAGCTGAACAAGCTCAAAAAGTAAAAAAAGAGAAAAAACCTAAAAAGGAAAAAAAATCAAAAATTAAAAATTTAGAAGAAATTCAAAAAGCTTTTATTGAAGATATGGAAAATCAAATCAATTATGACGAAATTTTAGGTACTATTGATACAGATAAAATCAAAAATCAAATAAGTATTTTAAAAAGATATATAAAAGAAGCAGTTGATAATGGAAATATTGACTTAGCTAAGAGTTTACAAACTCAATTGCAAGAAAAAGAATTTAAGATTAAAAAGTTTGATATTGATGAGGCTTTAGATAAAGTAAAAGAAAAACTAGAAGATTTAGAAATAAGTTTTAGTAAAGGAAAAATTTCTGAAGAAAATTATCATGAGGAAAGAGCAAAAGTTCTTGGAGACTTAATAAAAACTTATGAAAAACATAATATTGACTTAGATAAATTATCTGAAGAAGATGCTAGACATTTGAGAGAATCAATTGAAATGGCTAAACAAAAGAAAAAGGTATCAGAAGATGAAGTAGAGCATTTACAAGCAATTGCATTTAAATTAAAAAAAGTTAATGAAGCTTTGGATAGTATAAATTCTTTAGCTTCTTCTTTTTCACAATTAGGGCAAGTTACTGGAAGTAAATCAATAGGAAATATTGGTGGGATATTAAGTAATATTTTTAATATTGGAACTTCTTTCAATAATCTAGGTGATATTAAATCAATATTAAAAATCTTTTCTGGTGGGTTAGGAAATTTTACAGCAGGAATGAATTCATTAAGTTCTCTTGTAGGAATGGCAACTGGAGGATTAGGTATAGTTAAAACGTTAGGTTCTGTAATAGGTTTTGGAAAAGGTAAAAATAAAGCTGCAGAAATAGATAACAGAAATAGAGAAAATGAAAACAGATACCAAGAACAAATAAAAGCTATGCAAACTCTAACTGAAGCTTTAAAGAAAAATGCAGATTATGTAAAGAATTTTACAGATAGAATTTTAACGGAAGCAGCTAAGAATCCAACTTTATCATTTTTGAGCAATAGTAATAGAAATATAGATTTATTCCAACAAGCTATGCTAAATGGTAAGCATTTCGGTGATATATCTGCATTAGAGAAGGGCTCTACAAAATACAGTAGAGGTTTTGGAAGAAGAAAGAAATCAAAAGATACATATACTGCTGTAAGTGTTGGAGAAGCTCAATTATTAAAGTATTTAGGTTTTGATAAGACTGAACTAGATAACTTTACTGATAGTGAAATAAGGCAATTAAATAATGTACTAAAAAATATATCTCATAACGATTTAGTAAAAGCTACTGGAAGAAATCTAACTCAATCAAATTTAGATGAATGGAAAAAGCAAATAAGTGAGTTTGTATCACAGTTAGACCTATTGCAAAAAGAAAAAAAAGATTTATTCAGAGGATCAACTCTTGATAGTTTTACTGGTATTGATTATTCTTCTGAAAAGAAATTAATCCAGGAATACACAGAGCAATTCAAACAAATGGGACTTGTTGGAGAACAATACAATGAAACTATTAAAGAAATGGCTAGAAATAATCAAGTTTTAGTTACTGCTATGCAAGATGTAAGAGCTCAAACAATTGAAGGTTTAGCAAGTGGTAATGGTGGATTTGTAACATCAATGAAAAACTATTTTGAAAAGATATTTAAAAATGCTAGTTCTGTTGCTTATGATGTGGCATTTAGCGATTTAGATAGATACTTTAATGATGAATTTAAGAAAATATCTGAAAAGCTAGTAAATATAAAGAAAACAGGAAAGCTAAATTTTGATGATTTACTTTCTGGAATAGATTTTAGCAAATTGAAACTAGCTGAAGGAATAGAAACACAAGCTAAAAAGTCTCTTGATACTATAAAACAATTTTTATTGAGTAGAGGTATTGACATATCAATTATCAATAAAATCCTTCCAAATTCAGATTTTAATGACAAATTAAATGATATGAAAAATGCTTTAAGTAATGCAATGAATGAAGCTCAAAAAGAAAAGAAATTTGATAGTTTTACAAAAAGTTTAGGAGAATCTTTATATGAAAGTACAAAGGCTAGTTTAATAAAAGCATTTTCAGAAAGCTCAGTCTATCAAAGTTTAATATCTAAGTTTGTAAACACTGAAGATATGAAAGCAGAGATAGAAAAAGCAGGTACATTTGAGGGAGCATTTAACATCATCAAAAATAAATTAAAAGATTTTGGTTATAGATTAGAAAGTAATGGACTTGGTGGTTTTGATGCAATTAACAATAAAGATAAAACAGATAATCAACTTGGTAATGCTTACTATCAAGATAAATCTTCTAATATAGAAATTAAAGTTACTAATAACTTTTATGAAAAAGTTTATGGAGTAGATGATCTAGAGGGAAGAATTTTAAAAAGTGTAAATATTGGTATAGAAGCTTGGACTAAAAAACCAAAAGTAACACCATAGGAGGAATAATGCAAAAGTTAAGTATGGAAATAGATAGCCATTTATATGTTGCTAAGATAACTAACATATCTAAGGATAGCGATATTACAGATTATATAGATAGCTGTGATATTACTTTACCTAAAACTAGCGAAATTTCTTCTATGGATGCTAGTTTTATACTTGATGAAAAAATAGTTGATACAGGAAATGAAGTAAAGATAGAAGTTATAGATGAAGTTGGAAATTTACTTTATGAATTGCAAGGAATGGCAACTCTTGAAAGAAGAAATAAAAGTTACACAGGAAAAGAAACTTTTACATATTCTATTAAAGATAGTTATGACAAGCTATTTGATAAGGTAGTTCCAGAAACAATGGTATTCTTTGATTTATTTTTTTGTAATACAAATGATAAACATAATTCTTTACTTCATATTGTTGCAAATAAATTATGTTTTAGAGAGGACCAAATAGATTTTAAAGATATAGCTTTTAATGACGGAAGTTTAATGAGAGTACCTTTTGTTTTATTTGAACAAGATGAAAGATGGGTTGATATTTTACAAAGATTTATTAAAGCTACTGACAGTATTTTATATATTAAGAATAAAAAATTATTTTCAAGACCTCGTAATTTTATGTTAAATGAGGTTTTAAAATTTGATAGGACTAATATTATCACTGACATTGAGGAGGTCTTTAAAAGTACCTTATACAATGGAATAAGAGTAAATTATGATAGATTTATTAAATTAGAAAATCAAGTTGTCTTTAATTTAGCTCAAAAAATAATAGTTGATAAGAATAAACCCATTGGAACTAAGGATATACAAAGTATGAGAATAACTTATACAACTTCAAGTGTATCTAATCCAACTTTAACAAAAGGTACTGCATATTATTTTACAAGAGAAGATGATGTAAGTAGTAAAGTAGATATTTCACTTGTGAAAGACACACATTACATAATTGAGGAGTGGAAAGAAACACAGGCAATAGTTAAGTTTTTTAATCCATATCCTTATAAACTTTATATAGAAAACTTTGAAATAAAAGGCTTACCACTTGTGAAATATCAAGATAATGAGGCTGTTATTAAGAATCCTAACATAATAGAAAAATACAAGGAGAATTTTATATCTATACAAAAAAATAGAGAAGTTCAAACAGAAAAACTTGCTAAACATATAGCATTATCTGAATATAAAGCGCAAATATTAAATAATAGAACTTTTAATTTTTATACTTATTTTCTAAAAGATATTGAATTAGGAGAAGTATATAGCTTAGAACTAGAAGATATTAGCACTCTTGTAAGAGTAACAAATATCCAAATATCTTTAAAGCCAGCACAATTCAATATGAGAGTAGAAGCTGAATGTGTTGAAAATGATGAAGAATTTAGTTATTCAAGTACTTTATCTGGAAAAAGTAACACTAATTTTGTAGATTTAAAACCTTTGGAAGAAAAGATAGATGAAAATAGTAAAAATCTAAAAATTTTAGATAGAGATGTTAGGAGTAAGCTTTTTAAACAGAAAACAGAACCTAATTTAGCAGATGTAAAAGAAAATGATATTTGGGTAAACCCAGATACAAATGTATGGAAGAAATTTTATAACGGAGTATGGAACTCTATTAGTGAAGATGAAATTTTACCATCTATGAAAATGTATAACTCTATTGATGGAAACATTATAAAGCTACAAGGCACAGCCGATAAGGTTGGAGCATACTTGTTAAATGATGGAGAAAAGTTTGGAAGTCTTAATGGAGAACTTGCTCATGTAACTTTTGATAAGTTGGGACAATTTGAAGCTGAGAATGTAAATAATAGAGTTGCTTTAAATATTAAGGACCCAGCTAATCCACAAGTTGTAACTTCTCAAATATTGCTTGGAGTTACTGACATAACAGATGAAAAATACAAAGATGTATCTTTTCAAGTTGGAGATGAAGCAACAGGGCATTATATACAATTCAAAAATAAACAAGCAAGAGTTGTAGAAAATGGAAAAACTATAACAGATGTTAATAATTCATTAGAAAATGGAGACTTTAATATAACTGGCAGAACTAATTTTGATGGTGCAGCAAGATTTATAAGCCGTGGAACTAATGAAGTTATAAGTATTGCTAATGGAGCTATTGATTTTTTTAGAAATGGTCAAAAATTAACTAGAATAAAAAACTTTAGATATGGAGTTGTTGCAACTAATAGCCAAGGAAGTGGAGTTGTTAATTTTGATGGTTTTAAACAGCCGATGGTTGTTCTAACAACTGTAAAATCTGCAAATTTCGGAAAAAATATGGCAAGTATATTTTGTTATGCAGAGCATTTAGGTGGAGTTTCATATCGCTTTTTTGTAGGTGGAACAAATGAAGATTATAGAGAGGCTAGCCCTATAAAAGCAATGGGAACTTATTGGGGAATGAATAACGTGGTTATTTCTACTTTGTTAGGAATAACAGGTTTTACAGATAGTATTTATTTTAAAGGAGAACTTAATAAGATATCAGGGCTAAATATAAAAGCTACTGATATAAGTAATTTTAATTTTAATGAAAAATCAAGACATAGAAGAAAATACATAAACATTGTAAGAAGTCCACTTGTAAATGTTAAGGTAAGAAGAAATGGAGAAGTAGTATTTGATAAAAATTTTGGGATAGGGTTTAATTATAATTTTTTAGGTATAACTCTGGTAGAATACGCAATTAATTCATTAAATATAAGTTCACAACTTAATATTCTTAAAAATTTTTATCAAAGAACAAATGTTGAATATTCATTAGAAATTGCTGTTTTAGAAAGCAGATTAGAAGTGCAAGGAGAATTATACTATACAAGGTCTGTTGGTGGAGATAAAAATGGTAAACAAGAAGAAATGCATTATGCTTTCAATGGTGTAATTTTTAATTTAACAACATCCCATTTTAAAGGATTATCGATAACAGCAAGTGCAGAAACTTCAACACTATCTAATACAACTGGAAGTGGAGAAGTGCAATATATAGCTATGGAGGTGGATTAATGTATTTTTATTTAGAAAAAAATAGTTTATTGAATGGTCAAATAATGGTTGTATTCCAAACAGAAAATCAGATACCAAATTATAAAGAAATTACAAATTTTGGAGAGTTAGTAGAGTTTAAAGGAAGCAACATCCCTTCTGTTTGGGAATATTCAAGGAGCGAAGATATATTATACGACATAAATGATAAGCCAAGTCCTTATCATATCCTAAAAAATAAAAAATGGATAGTTGAAGATAAAGAGGGGTTTAAAGAGTATTGCTTTAACAATATAGATAATATAAAAGAAGAAATTTTAGAATATGGCTTTGATTATGAAATTACAAATGGGGATAAACACAGGCAAAAATGTAGAGACAATGATATAGCAAAAATGGTAGCTACTGTTGTATCTTTACAACTTGCTAAAAGTATGGGAATAGACAAAAAAGTAACTTGGTATTTTGAAGATAATGTTGGAATGTCTGCAGGTCTAGAAGAATTAGGAAAATTAATGTTGTATGGAACAACATTCATCCAAAGTGTGTACGATACTGAACATTACTTTAAAACATTAAAAGAAATTAAAAAAATTTCCAAAATTGAATTTGAAACAAAAAGAAAAGAGTTACATATAAAAAGAGTAGGTGGTAACTAATGGAGCATATAACAAATGTTTTAGTTTACTCTAATCGTTGTGAAGTTTTAGATAGTCATGTATTTACAGTTGGAGATAAAGGTTTTCCACATATAAGATTAAAGTTTATATATATGTTTGGAGCAGAAACACTACAAGGAAAGCGGTTAGAACTTAAATACATACTTCCAGATAAAAGTTATCAAGTTGAAAATATAATTGTTGCTGGAAAAGATGAAGTATTATTTCCTATTCATTATAGTGTTTTTGTTAATGGTGGTTGGACTACTCTAAAAATAACTGTTATAGAAGGAGCTAATAGAATAACATTAGATGACATAGTTATAAAAACTAAAAAACTTGAAGCAAAACAAGAATTTCAACATAAAGAAGTAAAAGCTATAGTAGAAGCAGAAATAACTAAAATATCTAAAAAAATAAAAGAATTTGAAGAAGAAACAAAAGTTGAATTAAATACTCTAAAAACTAATCTTTCTCAAAACTTAGAAACAGAAAAAAATAGGAGTATTGAAGCACTAAAAGAAACTTACAATGCTGAACTTAAAAAACTTGATGCAGATGTAGAAGCGGCAGTAACAAAATACTTGAAAGAAAATACTGATAAATTTGATGAAAAAATAACAAATTTAAAAAATGGAAAAGAAAATGCTTTTAATAAGAATACAGCATTTAATAAAAACTTTGGAACAACAGCAGGTACAGTTTTGGAAGGAAATAAGTTAGATGAAATAGATAACAAATTTAAAGGGGTTGCTGGAGGTAAAGTAAATCTTACTTTTATTCAAGATGTTGGAGAAAAAATAGAAGGAGAATATTACTTAGATAAAACTTCAGGAAAATTACACAGATGTATAAAAAAAACATCTAGCACTGTTAATTCTATTGAAAATTTCAAAGATTATTCGTTAGAAGCAATTATAAAAAATCTTGAAAGTTTAACAGAAACAGGCTCTAATGCCAATGGTGCTTGGTTTAAAGATAGAAGAACTGGGTTAATAATACAATGGGGTAGAAAGGATATAGCTGTTACAAAAAATGGCTATGAAGAGCATATTGTTGATTTACCTGTTAATTTTAGTGGGCTTAATTATTCTGCTTCTGCTTCTAGAAATTATAATTATCATAGTATAGCTACAGGTACATGGAATGCTATTCCTCATACTCATGATAAAATAAAAATTTTAACAGATGGATATACCTATAATTTAGGAAATATAGATACATACTTTTGGATAGCAATAGGAAGATAAAATAAAAGCTTTTTTTAGAAATA